TCAGGTACAAGTGGAACAAATGGTTCAAATGGTACATCAGGTAACTCAGGTGCTGCTGGTACATCAGGTACTAGTGGAACTTCAGGAACAAATGGCACCGCAGGAACATCAGGTTCTTCACAAACTTCAGGCACATCAGGTACAAGTGGAACAAATGGTTCAAATGGTACATCAGGCGCTGCAGGTCAATCAGCATTAAGTTCGACCTCTGGTACAAGCGGAACAAGTGGTTCAGTAGGTACAAGTGGTTTAGCAGGTAATAGTGGTACAGCTGGTACAAGTGGCACATCAGGTACTTCAGGTACAAATGGAACCGCAGGTACAGCAGGTGCTTCTAGAACTTCAGGTACTTCAGGTACAAGTGGAACAAATGGTTCTACAGGTACATCAGGTATTTCACAAACTTCAGGAACTAGTGGTACTAGTGGTACTGCAGGTTCTGCAGGTACCGCCGGTCAATCAGGTGCAAGCCAAACATCAGGAACATCAGGTACTAGTGGTACATCAGGTACTAGTGGTACAACAGGTTCTGCAGGTACAGCAGGCCAATCAGGATTAAGCCAAACTTCAGGTACTAGTGGTACATCAGGTACTAGTGGTACAACAGGATCATCAGGTACTGCAGGCCAATCAGGTGCAAGTCAAACTAGTGGTACATCAGGTACTTCAGGTTCTACAGGTACCGCCGGTCAATCAGGTGCAAGCCAAACTAGTGGTACAAGCGGTACTTCAGGAACTAGTGGTACAACTGGTAGCACGGGTACTTCAGGTAACGCAGGTGCAAGTGGTGTAAGTTCAACCTCAGGTACTTCAGGTACCAGCGGTAGCTTTGGTACAAGTGGTTTAGCTAGAACCTCAGGTTCAAGTACTACAAGTGGAACAAGCGGTACATCAGGAACTTCAGGTACAACGGGTACAGCAGGTACTACAGGTATTGCTGGTTCTTCAGGTGCATCACAAACAAGTGGTACATCAGGTACAAGTGGTACAGCAGGTTCATCAGGTACAGCAGGTTCATCAGGTACAGCAGGTACTGCTGGTGCTTCTAGAACTGCAGGAACTTCAGGTACTAGCGGTACATCAGGTACTTCAGGTACAACAGGTTCTGCAGGTACTTCAGGAAATTCAGGCGCAGCTGGTTCTTCAGGAACTTCAGGCACTAGTGGTACAAGCGGAACTAATGGTTCTGCAGGTACTTCAGGTAATTCAAGCGCAGCTGGTACTTCTGGTACAAGCGGAACTAGTGGAACAAATGGTACCGCAGGTACTTCAGGTTCATCTAGAACTGCAGGTACTAGCGGTACTAGCGGAACTAATGGTTCAGCAGGTACTTCAGGAGCTGCGGGTCAATCAGGATTAAGTTCAACTTCTGGTACTTCAGGAACCTCAGGTTCAGTAGGTACAAGCGGTTTAGGTGGTAATAGTGGTACTTCAGGTGCTTCAGGTACTTCAGGTACATCAGGCACATCAGGTACTAATGGTTCTTCAGGTACAGCAGGTGCTGCTGGTAATTCTAGAACATCAGGTACAAGCGGTACTTCAGGAACAAATGGTTCTTCAGGTACAGAAGGTATTTCAGGAAATAGCAGAACATCAGGTACTTCAGGAACTAGCGGAACAGCAGGTTCAGCGGGTACAGCAGGTACAGCAGGTGCTTCAGGTTTATCACAAACATCAGGAACATCAGGTACTTCAGGTACAAATGGTTCTGCAGGTACAGCAGGTAGTTCTAATATTTCAAGTACATCAGGTACATCAGGCACTTCAGGTACAAGTGGAACTAATGGTTCCGCAGGTACAGCAGGCCAATCAGGTTTAAGTAGAACTTCAGGAACAAGTGGTACAAGTGGTACTAGCGGTACTAATGGTAGCGCAGGTACATCAGGTAATGCAGGTGCTGCAGGTACTAGTGGCACATCAGGTACAAGCGGAACTAATGGTAGTGCAGGTACATCTGGTAATGCTGGTGCAAGTGGTGTAAGTTCAACAAGTGGTACAAGTGGTACTAGCGGTAGTTTTGGTACAAGTGGTTTAGCTAGAACTTCAGGTTTAAGCACAACAAGCGGAACTTCAGGTACGAGTGGTACATCAGGTACAACTGGTTCAAATGGTACTTCAGGTGCAACAGGTGCTTCAGGTATAAGTGGTGAAAGTGGAACTAGTGGTACTAGTGGTAGTGCAGGTACAGCAGGTACTTCAGGTACAAGCGGTAGTGCTGGTACTTCAGGTGCAGCAAGAACTTCAGGTCAAAGTACAGCAAGTGGTACATCAGGTACTAGCGGTACATCAGGTACAAGTGGTAGCGCTGGTACAGCGGGTACAGCAGGTGCTTCAGGTGCTTCACAAACTTCAGGAACAAGCGGCACTTCAGGTACAAACGGTTCAGCAGGTACAGCAGGTGTTGCTGGAAATAGTAGAACATCAGGTACTTCAGGAACTTCAGGTTCAACAGGCACATCAGGTAATGATGGTGCATCAGGTTTATCAAGAACTTCAGGTACAAGTGGTACATCAGGTACAAATGGTAGCGCAGGTACTGGAGGTGCAGCAGGTGCTTCAGGTACTAGTGGAACAAGTGGTACATCAGGTACAAATGGTTCAACAGGTACTTCAGGTAACGCAGGTGCAAGCGGTATAAGTTCAACAAGTGGTACATCAGGTACAAGCGGTAGTTTCGGTACAAGTGGTTTAGCTACAACTTCAGGCTTAAGTACAGCATCAGGTACTTCAGGAACAAGCGGAACAAGTGGTACATCAGGTGCTGCACGAACTGCAGGTACAAGTTCAGCAAGCCAAACTAGTGGTACAAGCGGTACTAGTGGTACAAGTGGTAGCGCGGGTACAGCAGGTAATGCTGGTGCTTCTGGTTTATCAAGAACATCAGGTACTAGCGGAACAAGCGGAACAAGCGGAACAACTGGTTCAAATGGTACTTCAGGTCAAGCTACAAACTCTGGTACAAGCACCGCATCAGGTACTTCAGGTACGAGTGGTACTTCAGGCACAAATGGTGTTTCAGGTACTTCAGGTATAGCAGGTGCCGCAGGTGTGAGTGGTGCAAGTGCAACATCAGGTACTTCAGGTACAAATGGTTCATCAGGTACAAGTGGTGCGGCAGCAAACGCAGGTACAAGTACAGCATCACAAACCTCAGGTACTAGTGGTACATCAGGTACAAGTGGTGCAGCACAAGCTGCAGGTGGTAGTACACCAAGCTTTACATCAGGTACATCAGGTACATCAGGTACAACAGGTGCTGCAAGAACAGGAGGTCAAAGTACAGCAAGTGGTACAAGTGGCACAAGTGGCACAAGTGGCACATCAGGTTCTACAGGTACAAGTGGTGCGGCGGCAAATGCAGGTTCAAGTTCATTATCACAAACTTCAGGTACAAGTGGTACATCAGGTACATCAGGAGCTGTTCAATCAGCAGGTACAAGCTCATCAAGCCAAACTTCAGGTACATCAGGTACTTCAGGTACAACAGGTGCCGCACGAACTGCAGGTCAAAGTACAGCAAGTGGTACAAGTGGTACATCAGGTACTAGTGGAACCTCAGGTTCTACAGGTACAAGTGGTGCTGCTACAAATGCAGGTACAAGTACAGCATCACAAACAAGCGGTACTTCAGGTACAAGCGGTACAAACGGAGCTGTTCAAGCTGCAGGTACAAGTTCAGCATCACAAACAAGTGGTACAAGTGGTACAAGTGGTACTTCAGGTGCTGTTCAAACAGCCGGTTCAAGTTCAGCATCACAAACTAGTGGTACTAGTGGTACATCAGGTACAAGTGGTGCCGCACAAGCTGCAGGTGGTAGCACACCAAGCTTCACATCAGGTACATCAGGTACATCAGGTACAACAGGTGCTGCAAGAACAGGAGGTCAAAGTTCAGCATCAGGTACATCAGGTACAAGTGGAACTAATGGTTCATCAGGTACATCAGGTAATGCGGGTGCTTCTGGTTTATCAAGAACTTCAGGAACTTCAGGTTCAACAGGTTCATCAGGTACATCAGGTAATGCAGGTGCAAGTGGTTTAAGTTCAACAAGTGGTACTTCAGGTACAAGCGGTAGCTTTGGTACTTCTGGTTTAGCTACAACATCAGGTTTATCTACTACAGGTGGTACTTCAGGTATTAGTGGTGGTACATTTAACAACCAACCTAACTACTTAATATACACTGTTAACGCAACTACAGTTCAAAGTACCGACTTCTTATACGTTGATAATACAAATGATAGATTAGGTATTAGCACAACATCTCCATCTTACAAATTACACGTAAATGGTAACGTAAGTGGTATATCTATCTACGCATCAGATGATATTCAAGCATTCTCTGATAGAAGAATTAAAGGTGATATTCAAGTAATACCAAATGCACTTGATAAAATTAGTCAAATAGCTGGTGTAACATTTATAAGATTAGATGGTGATGAAGATAATCAACACAGACACGCGGGTGTTATTGCTCAAGAAGTAGAAGTAGTACTTCCAGAAGTAGTACATACAGATGCTAGAACAGGTATGAAATCAGTAGCATATGGTAACTTAAATGCTCTATTAATTGAAGCTATTAAAGAATTAAATGATAAAGTTAAAGAATTAGAAGCTAAAGTAAATAAATAATTATGGCAACACCTTCATCTCCTATATCATTTGGTGACATATATTCTGAAGCAAATGGTAGTACCCCAGGAAGTGCTACTTTATGGGGACGTTTAGCTCGTGATAGTTATTTTGATGGACCTAATGGTTCATCAGGTAACAGTTTTAATGGTTGGGGTGCTTATGGAAGTACATTAGGTAATAATAGAATATTTCAAATCCCTGTAGATTCATCTCCTAATTTTGGTAGTTATAGGAATAAAACTTACTTTTATGGAACTCTTCCAGATTTTGATGTAACATTATACGCTGATAATCAAAGTGCCGGTGATATTGATAACATTGATGTAACTCTTTATGATGATAATTTAACTTATAATTATCTAGGAGGAAACACAGGACCATTAGGTTCAACAACAACTTATGGTCCTTCAACTTTCCAAGGACTTACAACATCAATCCCCTTAATTGAGGTACTATATTGGAAATTAACTATTACAACACCTCCATTTTATCCTGGAGGTACTGGAGATTACTACATTAATGGAAATTTAGTTTTAGGTGGTTTCCCCGTAAACCCAGGTCCTGCTCCTAATGAATATGACTATACTATGGGGTCTACTGAATCTACTAGAAATAGTATAGGATATACAGGTTCATATCACGAAGTTTATATAAATTAATTATTTAAATTTGGAATTTTAAACAATGTTTCTTATATTTATAGGAAATACATTGTTATGCAAAAATTGTTATTTATTGCTCCACATTTATCAACTGGTGGGCTCCCACAATATTTAACCAAAAAAATAGAATTACTTAAAGATACCTATGAGATTTATCTTGTAGAATGGGTTGATTGTACTGGTGGTGTTCTTGTAGTTACAAGAAATAAAGTTAAAAAATTAGTTGATACTGATAAATTTTTTACATTAGGGGAAAATAAAATGGAACTGATTGATATAATCAATCGTGTTCAACCTGATATAGTTCACACAGAAGAAATTCCTGAATTCTATATGGATTTTGATGTAGCTAAAAAACTATACAAAACTGATAGAAATTATAAAATCGTAGAAACATCTCACGATTCATCTTTTAATATAGAACATAAAAAATTCTTCCCAGATAAATTTATGTTTGTTTCAAATTGGCAGATAAATCAATACAAAAATATCAGTATACCAAGCGTATTAGTTGAATATCCTATTGAATATGTTGATCGCCCCAATCGTGATGAGGCATTGCGTAAACTACAGTTAGATCCAACTAAAAGACACGTATTACACGTTGGCCTATACACTTCTCGTAAAAATCAAAAAGAATTTTTTGAATATGCTCGTGCACTTCCTGAATATGAGTTTCATAGTTTAGGTAATAGAGCAGACAATTTTAGATGGTATTGGGAACCATTAGAACAAGATACTCCTCCTAATTTAACATGGTGGAATGAACGTACAGATGTAGATGCTTTTTATCAGGCAATGGATTTGTTTTTATTTACATCAAGAGGAACATATAATGATAAAGAAACTATGCCTTTAGTTATTCGTGAGGCAATTTCAAATCAAATCCCTACTTTAATTTATAACTTAAATGTTTACCAAAATTATTTTGATAAATTTGAAGGTGTAAATTATCTTGAATTTGATAATTTTGAAAATAATTGTGAATTAATTAAAAAAACTCTTGAGGTAGAAGAAACAATTAATATTGAAGAAGAAGCAGTTATAATTTCTACATATCCTGTTCAACAAAGTGTAATAGACTCTACAAAAGAATGTATTGAATCTTTTAAACAAACTGGAAGAAAAATTATATTAACTTCTCATGTTCCTATTCCTGAAGAATTACAAGAATTAGTTGATTATTGTGTTTATGATAAAAATAATCTTTTAACTAAACATGATTTTTACCATCATTGTTGGGTTGATTATGGTCATTTTAAAGTAACTACTCTTTTACGTGGTGAAGATAATGATGTTTACCATGGTCCTGCTGTTTATACAAATTATTATAATGCGGCTTCATTAGCAAAAAATATAGGAATTAAAAAATTATTTTTTATTAATTACGACTATATTTTAACTAATCCTGAATTTATAAACGATGTTTCTTTTAGACTAAATAAAAAAAGAGCATTTGTTGATGAACGAGAATATTCAGAAGGTAAAGTAAGTAGTACTTTTTTTGTAGGTATTCAAACAGATTTATTTTTTCAAACTCATGAATTTATATCTACTTCTACTCAATATGATAATTTAAAACATAAAGTAGGTAGTTTATCTAATGGATATGAAAATATATTTTATTATGCTCTACAACCTTTTAGGAATCAAATCCACGTAGAGTCAGCAGAAAATTGGGATAAATTAGTTAGTGAAAATTTTAAACATAATAATTTTTCTCGTATAGAATATGTTACTGTTTTACCAACAAATGTTGAAAATAATTTTGCCATTTATTATCAAAATTCAAATGAAGTAGATAATAGACTTTTAGTTGTAAAAGCTATAGAAGAAGGTGAAGAAATTTTTAGTGAAGATATTAATATTACTCGCAAATTTGCTTGGTATAGATTATATCAATTTAATGGAAAAGAAATTACATTAACTTTTGATTTTTATGATTGTCAAAATAATAAACTTTTAAACAAAAAAGTAATTACTATAAATCAAGAGTATATAGATAATAAATTACAATTAAACGGATTTTTAGAAAAAGTTTTATGAAAATTTGCCAAGTAAATCCAGGTTGCGGTATTCCTATCCCTCCTCCAGCTTGGGGAGCTATTGAAAAAATTGTATGGGAATTTACTTGTAATCTTAAAGAATTAGGACACGAAGTTGATATTAAATGGTGTGCTGATATTCAAAAAGGAGAATATGATATTGTAATGGTTCATGTAGCTAATCTAGCATTAATGTTAGCTGAAAGAGATATTCCTTACATTTTTCAACATCATGATCATCATGCTTATCATCATGGAAAAGATTCATTTAATTATAAAGAAAATAGAGAGGCAATGGAAAAATCTATTTTTTCATTAGTACCTGCTCGTTATTTAGTTGATTATTTTGATTTACCAAATGTATATTATTTTTCACACGGTGTAGATACACATTCCTTTTATCCAAATGAAAATTATCCTATAAATCATAATTTGCTTATGTTAGCAAATAATGGTTTAGGTGGATATGATGCTTATGATAGAAAAGGATTTGGATTAGGAGTACAAGTAGCAATGTCTCGTAATTTACCTATTACAATTGCTGGACCTAAAAATAATGAAAATTGGCTTAATGATAATCCTTGGGTTAAAGGTTATCCCAAATTAACAATGATGTGGGAACCCTCAAATGAACAATTAAGACAACTTTACACATCACATACTATATTTCTTCATCCCTCAGAGTTGGAAGCCGGACATCCTAATCTTACATTATTAGAAGCAGCTGCTTGTGGTTTGCCAATATTAGGATGGATAGAAATGGAAACTACGTTTCATGGATTATGGAGATCACCTCGAAACTTAAAAGAAATGTTACGAGGTTTAGATACAATTATTAATGAATACGATGATTATAGAAAACGTTCATTAAACACATCACAAGAATTATCATGGTTAAACCGTTCAAGAGACTTATTAAAATTATTTAACGAATATGCGCACTAAATTTTATACAAAAGATAATCGAATGATTGATATCTCAACATGGGATACATCCGGCAACATTAATGAAATCGGAGAAAGATATGGTTGGGAAGGATCAATGGCTTATGGAAATTTAATTCATGATGAATTAAATGCTTATGGTCCTGGAATGCAATGTGGGGATATTTATTTAGATTTAGGAGCAAACATTGGTATGTCTGCTATTAGAGCAGAATCTAAAGGTTGTTCTAAAATATATTGTGTTGAACCAGATCCAGGAGTATTTGAAGCATTAAATAAAAATAAAAACTATAATTGGATTGTAGATAATGTAGCTATTGGATCTGAAAAAGGATACATTGATATTCCAAGATGGCCTAATTGGTGGGAAACTCAACCTATACAATGTATTACATTAGATGAATTTTTTTCAAAACACAACCTTACAAAAGTAGATTACTTAAAATGTGATATTGAAGGCCATGAAAAATATGTTTTTGAAAATGTAAGTCAAATCACGTGGGATAAAATACAAAAGATATTTTTTGAATATCATGAAGATGTAGAAACCTTAACAGATGAACAAAGAGATGCAGAACGATTAAAATTTGTTACATTCTTTGCCGATAAAGGTTTTAATAATCATTTTATTTCACTTGGTTATTATCAAAGTTTTATATATTATTGGAAATCATGAAAGAAGTTTTAATTAAAGAATACTCTAATGTTGAAATATTAAGGATACCTAGTAAAGATCCTGAAAATGTTTTTAATATTCACTTTTTAGATGGTCCCTTTATAGAAATTTTGGGACCTTTAGAAAAAGAATATCTTATTAAATTTATTAATACTAAAACTAATCGAGTTTTATACGAAACTAGCATTAGTAACAATATGTGGACTCGTGCTAATATAAAATATTTAGTTAAATGGCGTATTGAAGTATATGATAAAGAAACAGGATATAAAATGTTTGAACATTTATTTAATCCTAGAGGTAAAAGAGTTTATATTCATTTAGAAAGTTCAGCTTTAGGAGATACATTAGCATGGTTTCCCCTTATAGATGAATTTAGAAAAGAAAATGACTGTGAAGTAGTATGCTCTACATTTCATAATGAATGGTTTCAAGGACAATACCCTGAATTACAATTTGTAAAACCAGGAGATCAAGTAACTAATTTATATGCTATGTTTAGTGTAGGATGGTTTTATAAAGATAAAAAAATAGTATTTGATAAGACTCCTATTGATTTTAAAAAATATCCTTTACAACAAACAGCAACTGAAATATTAGGGATGAAATATAGAGAGGTAAAACCAAAAATTAATTTACCTCAACAAAAAACAAATATCGATGGAGATTATGTTGTAATTGCCCCTCATGCGTCAGCACACGCTAAATATTGGATGTATCCAGGAGGATGGCAAACAGTTATTGATTATTTAAATGATAAAGGTTATAAAGTAGCAATGATTACAGGTGAACCTTTAGGAGATGGATGGCATGATTCTAAATTAGGTGGTACTTTAGAACGAGTTATTGATAAAACTGGATTTGATGTACCTTTAGAAGATAGAATGGTAGATATTCGTGATGCTAAAGCATTTATTGGTTTAGGTAGTGGATTGAGTTGGTTATCATGGGCAATAGGCACACCAACAGTATTAATTTCAGGATTTAGTTATCCATATACTGAAATGCAAGATTGTGAAAGAATATTTCCTAAAAATCCTCAAACATGTAAAGGATGTTTTAATCGCCATTGGCTAAACCCAGGAGATTGGGAATGGTGCCCAGATCATAAAAATACTCCTCGTCATTTTGAATGCACAAAAACAATTGAACCTTCTCAAGTAATTGATTCTCTTAATAAAATTTTGAATATTTATTAACATGGAAAATAAAGTTCTAACACCAGAAGAGTTATCTAAATTACAAGAGTTAAATAATAAACGAGGAGAATTGGTCGAAAAGTTTGGGGTAATTGAAATTAATATTCAAGATCTTGAACTTCAAAAAGAACAATTAATCGAAGAGTTATCACAAATTAAAAAGGCCGAAATAGAAATTGGTGTTTTGTTACAACAAAAATATGGTGATGTGAATATAAATTTATCCACAGGTGAATTCACCTCTCGATAGTATTTTGAAAATTCTTAACATATTTATAACAAAACATTAATTATCTAACAATGGCAGAAACATTAATATCTCCTGGTGTATTAGCGTTAGAAAACGACAATTCATTTGTATCTTCTCAACCCGTAACCGTCGGAGCAGCTATTATCGGTCCCACAGTAAAAGGCCCTGTAAATGTACCAACTATAGTTACTTCTTATAGTGACTATCAAAATAAATTTGGTACTACTTTTTTAAGTGCAAGCCAAGTTTACAGCTATTTTACCTCAATTGCTGCATACAATTATTTTAACAACGGTGGACAAACCTTATTAATAACAAGAGTAGTAACTGGTTCATTTGCTAGTGCAACTACCGCAACTGGTTCAGGTACTCCTATAGTACAATCAACTAACATTGAAGCTTTAGTATTAAAAACTATTTCTCAAGGTGAAGTTATGAATAACACTGGTAGCATGGATATTAGTGGTTCATTAGTTTCAGGTTCAATTGATAACATTAGATGGCAAGTTACTAACAGAGATACATCATCTGGTACATTTAGTTTGTTAATTAGACAAGGTGATGATAATGCAAATTCTCCAATTGTATTAGAAACTTGGACCAACTTATCAATGGACCCAACAGCTCCTAACTATGTAGCTAGATTAATTGGTGACCAATACAGACAATACAATTCAGCAGATAACCAAATTGAAGTAATTGGAACTTATCCAAACAATTCAAGATACGTTTATGTATCAAGTGTATTAACTCCAACCCCATTATATTTTGATAACAATGGTTTAGCTAAAACAGCATTAACAGGTTCAATCCCAGTAAATAGTAGTGGTTCATTTGGTGCTGCTTCTGGCTCTTTATTTGTAGGACCTGCTGATTACTTCAGTGCTATTGATTTATCAACGACAGCTCCACAAGGTATTACAGCAAGTGCATATACTAATATGATTAATTTACTAGGAAATGTTGATGATTACAGATACAATGTATTATTAACTCCTGGTTTATTCTCTTCAACAGCTAATTTAGGTGCTTCTCAAGTAACTACAGCTGTTAACAATACTCAAAACAGAGGAGATGCAATTTACGTAACAGATTTAGTACCTTTTAGCTCAAGCATTTCAGAAGTAACTACTCAAGCAAACGCTAAAAATACTTCATACGCTGCAGCTTACTGGCCTTGGGTTCAAACAATCGATCCAGATTCAGCTCAATTAGTATGGGTACCAGCTTCAACAATGATTGGTGGTGTTTATGCTTATAACGATAACGTAAGTGAGCCATGGTTTGCGCCAGCAGGTATTAACAGAGGTGGTTTAGGTAACGTAGTAAGAGCTGAAAAGAAATTATCTCAAGCTAACCGCGATACTTTATATACAAACAAAGTTAATCCAATTGCAACATTCCCAGGTACTGGAGTTGTAGTATACGGTCAGAAAACATTACAAACTAAAGCATCTGCACTTGATCGTGTAAATGTTCGTAGATTGTTAATTCAACTTAAGTCATACATTTCTCAAGTAGCTCAAAATTTAGTATTCGAACAAAATACAATTGCTACAAGAAACCAATTCTTAAGTCAAGTTAACCCATACTTAGAATCAGTACAACAACGTCAAGGTTTATACGCGTTCAAAGTAATTATGGATGATAGTAATAACACAGCTGATGTAATTGATAGAAACCAGATGGTAGGTCAAATTTATATCCAACCTACTAAAACTGCAGAATTCATTTACCTAGATTTCAACATCTTACCAACAGGTGCTGTTTTCCCAGCGTAATTTTTTAAAAGTTGAATATTTATAATAAAATAAAATAAAATGGCAGTATTAGATCCAAACGAAATATTTTTCACAGCTTTTGAACCAAAGCAAACCAACCGATTCATTATGTATATCGATGGTATTCCTGCTTATGAGATCAAAGGTGTGGGTGCTGTAAACTTAACTCAAAGCACAGTAGCTCTTAATCACATTAACGTACAACGTTTCGTTAAGGGTAAAACAACTTGGGGTACTATCCAGTTTACATTATTCGATCCAATCACTCCTTCAGGTGCTCAAGCCGTAATGGAATGGGTACGTTTACACCACGAATCAGTAACTGGTAGAGATGGTTACAGTGATTTCTATAAGAAAGATTTAACTTTCGACGTATTAGGACCTGTAGGTGATATCGTATCAGAATGGATTATTAAAGGTGCATTAATTACCGAATCAAACTTTGGTGATTATAACTGGGATGATGATGGTACTGCTGTAAACATTACAATGACAGTTCAACCAGATTACTGTATCTTGAACTTCTAATTAGTAAAAATAAATTTAAAAGAGCTCGCGATTTTTCGCGAGCTTCTTTTTTT